GGGGAGCGCGTCCCTGTACCATCACGATGGCCTCTTGAGCGAACACGCCGCCCTTGGCATCGTCGGAACCGTCGATGGTGATGTTGCCGTCTTCAAAGACCTCGACCCCCGCGATCTTGCCACGGAAGCCCTCTGCGAATACACGGGCAGTCAGACCGTCGGAGACTTCGCCGCCGTCACCGGCAGTAGCCGTTCCGATACTGGCAGTCAGTTCGTCGTAAAGGTCCTTGATCTGGAAGCCGTGGAGTACGCACCGATATGGTGGGTTACCAGGCTCAGTGGCGTTGCTGCTGATGCGGTAAGCCGCTGCAGCGATGACGCCGGATGCCAGTGTGGTTCCAGCACCAGAGAGGGAAGTGGTCGCGCCGTCAAGGACGGTCAACCCATCTTCATCTTTCTTCCGCTGGATGGCCTGTTGTGCCAAGCTGCCAAGCTGGGCATAGGACTGGGAGTTGATACGGGAAGCTACCCGGTCAGTCACTAGGGTTTGAATACCAGTGACGGTTGGGGTGATGCTAAAGACCGTATCAGACATCTGCTGTGGGTTATCTAGCGTGGTGGTTTCAGTGATGTTCTGGGCGCTAAGTGCAGCCATCGAAATCTCACGCCAGCTAGTACCGGTCCCCTCAGAAAGGGTGACCTTGTCCACTAGGTTGGGCATGACGCCCTCGTATTCACGGATCTGCCGGGCCGACGCCACGACAGTATCAAGGCTATCGGCCAGTGATTGGGTAATAGTATCGCCAGCAGCCATAGCTAGTTCCTACCTTCGTTTGTTTATTTTAGTTGCCCTTACGTGGTCTGCGCGGCTAGGGTTGTCCATCTTACCGTATGTCTGAGTGAACCACGTCCAGTCATCTTGACTAGCACCGCCTCCAGCACTAGCAGGGCCAGTATCTAGGTCATAGATACCAGCTTCTTCTAGCCGTTGGATGGCAGCTTTACGCTCCTCATCTCTGACATTATCAGTCGCCTGGGCAGCCTTACTACGTTCTGCTTGCCGTACCACTTCATGGGCTCGGACCAATGTACTGTATAGTCCGGCCATGCTCTTATTCTTATGAGCGTCTACCCATGTTTGGCGCACTTCTTCTAGTTCTGGAGCTTCGTATAGACTAAGGATTTCATTCCCGTCCACGTCGTGCATCGCCCCACGTAACTGTTCAGTAAGTGCTTCGTATCGGCTCTGGTACGTCCTACCACGCTGGTTGTTCTGTGATTGCGCCTGTATTTGATTGAGCTGTTGTGGAAGATTCTCGGTGTCACCTTCTGCTAATGCTTTGATCAGGGCTGCGTTTGATTGCTCCATAGCAACCATCCGGTCACCTATACCAAGAATGGCAGTATCAGTGTCATTACGCTTTCGATTCCTACCTTGCTCAGTCTTTAATTGCTGCTCTAGCCTTTCAGCTTGAGCCTTCCAGTCTACCTCTGGCTCTGCTGTAGCCTCGGTTTCAGCTTCTTGTACTTCTGGTTGTGGGGCGTCAGGTTCCTGAGTTACCACTTCCTCTGTTACTTGCTGCTCGTCTGCCATATTACCTCCGTGAGTTGCCTACTATAGGGTCGTCACAGTTATATGAAAGCACTGGGACTACTAAATGTCAACTATCCACCGCTGCGTAGCTTCTGTAACCACTGTGCATCTTCTTCTATAGGCTCAGCAGCAGGGGTAGGGGCAGAGGTGTTTTGTGGATACAGATCAGGTCTAGCCTGCCTGGGATCTTTAAGTTCTAGCGCTTGGGGGTTCTGGTCATAACCCATCCGATCGATGATGCTCATCATCTCCTCGATACCCTTTCTAGTCACAGGACTTGTCTCGTAACCCCAGTGGACCAGCTTCTGTTCCAGGTATCCTGCCTGGGTATCACCAGCTTCGTCCCGCTTCCTTAACCAATCTGAGGTCATGCGGCTAACGAAACTCTGTATCATTTTAACCGCAGGGTTAGCCATGCGCTGGGCAGTCACACTCATATTCTTATACTGTTCGTAGGCAAGGCGCTGTTCTGGCAGGAGTAATTCCGTGTTCTTGACTAGCTCCTCCTGCCAGTCCCACACTTCACGTAAGGCCCGTTTATCATCACGTAACTGCATGGCCGTAGTGTCGTTATTCAGCCCAGAGACACTCAGGACGTACTCTAGTTCTTCTGGAGCGTGGTCGTCTTCAAACTTCTCCATCAGTTCATCGAAGATACCCCAGAGGATCGTATCGCCCGTCCCCTTGGACAGCTCGAAGACCTTGTGGTAGTCGAACATGGCCTGCTCGAACCTATCGTCAGCCTCGGGTTCTTCTTGGAAGAGTTCGTAATCCCGGATGGTCTTCTCATGCTCGGTCCAGCGGCGCTTCTGGATATCTTCTAGCCGCGCTCGGTACTCGATCCCGTCTACCGGGCGCACGCCTTTCTCCAGGTCTTCGGGACTTACAGGTTTATGGAGCTGGTTTGCTAACTCAATCTGTTCAGTGACAAACCTGCCATCCTGCTCCTCCCATTCCCTGGACGCATCTCCGTATGGACCCCGGCCTGTTCGGACTATATCCTCGGCTATGGTCGAGAATTCTTCTTCCATGAATTTCTTTTCATATGGGTCCGCGTCATACCAGGTCTTACCCCGCTCCGTAAGGCCCATCCTTGCCCTACGGCGATATAGTTCATGCTGTGGGTCATTTATCGCCTGCTGGAATAGGATGTCCATCTGGGCATTAGGTGTCGCACGGCCCTGCAGGCCAAATACCTCACCTGCGATAGCTTCGTAACGCCCTTCTTCTATAGCTTCAGTGACACCACCTACGGATATCGGTTCAGCGAACTCCGCAAGCAGGGTGGGGATATCACCGACTCCGGTGACCTCCTCTCCTTCAAAGGTGCGGTATTCACCTGTAGCCATCATGTCGATAGTGATTCCCATCGCCCTGATGGGTATGCCGGCGCGGCCTTGCAAGAAGTTCTCAGCCTGCTCATAAGCCTTAGCTTCATCCCCCTCTATCAAAGCCTGACTGATCCTGGCCGTAGTGCGAAAATAACTATATAGCGGTCCCATGAGGTTGAAGTAAGTCTTACCGATGGGAAACTGGAACCAGTCTGCCGCATATGGGTCTGTGAAATTCGGCGGCCTACCTGTCTGCTGGTAGTGGATCCCGGTGGTCATAGCTGTGACGCCCGCTAGCATCGACATCAAGGCCCGTTTGGCCTCTATGCTATCTGCTCCGCGGGTCGGGCGTAGAGCCAGGGATATCAACCCTATGTTGGCACGCATGAACCGCGCTGCAAAGGCTGTCAATGCCTCTAAGGTCCTCTGTGTGGGCCTGATGCCCAAGATGGCGTGGCTCTCGGTGCCTAGTTCTTTCCGTATAGCCTTATTAAGGTCGATCAGGGCGTTTCGTGCCTCATCTGATTCCAGGGGTATGAACTCGCCAGGCTTGACCTTCCCTTTGAATACCTTGGTCCTGGTGGCCTTGTACATCTCTGTCTGGCCTATGACGATGAACCACTCGAAAGCCCTCTGGAACGCCTTGAACGCCGGCCCGAATAAAGGCAGCCTAGTCGGGTATGATGCTAAGCCTGTCTCGGTGAACATATATTCGGTAGGCCGGATGATGCCGCCCAGATCTCCCCCTTCATCCATGAACTGGATGTTCTTTTCCACATAGGCCCACGGGGTACGGACGAGAGCCTTCGTACTCTCCCTGACAGCAGTAAACCAGGCAGCGGTGTTACGCCAAAGTAGGGTCTGACCGTTAATGAACATGCCCGCAAGGTCTGCGTTGGTCAACAGAGCCCTGGATATCTGGGCTACCTCTGCGCCAAATTCTGTGATTGGGTCACCGAAGGGAGCTACTCCCCTTCTAGAACGCTGCACTTGGGGTATGTCTATATTTGCGATGATCTCGTCGATGAGTGCGCGGTCATTGATACGACCACCCAGGAAGTATTCATGTAGGTTCGGGTTAGCCATCGCGTCGATAGAGCGGTACTGTCTATATGCAGTAACAAATGCCGCATCTGCCCTACGAAGAACAAGCTCGTTTGCGGGCGTAGGGTTAGATTTATATAACTTACGGGCTGTGACACGGGCCTCTCTAGCCGCTTTGAAATCTATCTGAACTTGCGGGCCTTCTGTGAACCATTTTTTATCCGCTGCCCTCTGTGCGCGTGTCATGAAAGGCTTGCCTTCAGCGGTCTTCAGCTTCAAGACCTTATCCCAAGCCATCTTGTGAGCATAACTATCTATACCGGCGTTAAGACGGGCCAATAAACGTAAAGCCGGGTCAGTCTCCCATATGAACCCTTGTTTCACAGCGTCGTCCAGGTCGTCGAAGACGCGCTCAAACATATAGTCTTCTCTAGTACGACCAGAGGGTAGCGGTTGATCTGATAACTTCTTTGCTAGCGAATCCCAGATCTCATCGAAGGTTTGTTGGGATTTCTTCCCTGCCGGGCCACCAATCAACATGCGGTGCCAGTAGTTCTCCGCAAGAGCCCGGACATTCACGCCGACACGCTGGTTGCGGCGTAGGTTCTGCTCCATCATCTCTAGGCCCATATCTATGTGGGCCTTCTGTTTTTCGTTCAAGAAGTAGACCTGCTTCTTCTTGCCAGGCGGCACGAACTCTTTGCCAGTCTTAGGGTTTATCTCGGCTGGCACACGGATGCCCTTCTTCACCTCATCTGCATCTTTCAGGATGTCATCTATGGTGCCGTGCGTGGGGGAATTCTTTACGAGGTCAGGCTCGTAGCCGGTCACCTTCTGCGCCCGCCAGATTCCCCTCTTGTTCATACCGATATCGCCCAGGCTTCTGATCTCTTTCATACCCAGGTCTGGGAAAGCAGCGGACCTCCAGGCCATGACTGCGAAATGCGCCCGTATACCGTTGATCTCTTTGAATAGGGTTACTTCGTGCCCGAGGAATCTCACAGGATCATCTAGTTCTAGCTGGGCGCGGTTCCAAACACCAATGATCCTAGCTGAACCAGGGACTCTAGCCGCTATCTTATTAGCCAGACCGGGCTTATCGAAAAGGACATTATTGGAACCATATTCGGACATATCGTAGAGTAATTCGCCTGGCTTTATAGGCCAGACCCTATCACCAAGGGCCGCCTGCTCCCAGGGTGTCAGTGCTGATACCCCGCGTGCTTCATTGATACGCTCGGCTAAGGTGTGTGTATATCCTTCTATCGTGGGCTTCGGGATATAACCGTAGGCGCTCACACCTGCTTCGCCTGCTCGCGCTATATCTACGGAACTAGCACGGGGAAAGCTAGAATTCAGGGCATCGGCGATATCGTCACTGATATTGGTATCACTCAGGCGTTGGGCCATAGACTCAGCGGCGGTGCCTATGAACTGTTCGGTGTTGGTATTCCCTTCTCTAGCAAATCTGCCAGCGAAGTCCATATTATCTAGGTTGGGGTAGATATCTCCGATCTGTCTGAGTATCTGCTGTATCCCTGTCTTTCCGAACATACCAGGGCCAGCACCCTCAACCACAGGATAGAACGCCAGGACCCTGGGATTAGCTTTATTACCTACCTTCTCTATCTCTAAGGCAGCTACAACCGCACCGTAGGGGTCATCACCATCTATGATGTGAAGCAGTTCTTTATCGCCGAATATATCAGGGGCTAGTGCTGGTGCGTTGACCTTACGGACCATAGGCCCGACCTGATATCCATCTTTAATCTGGACGCCAGGCGCCCGCATATGGGATAGATGGTGTCTAGCAAGGTCTTCATCAGGAAGGTTAAAGCGCTGTTCTATCCGCGACAAAGCCTCGGCCTGGTCATCGCCTAACTCTATACCGAAGTGTTTCTTGGCATTTTTCCGTATACCGGCGGCGTCAGTCGTCCATTTATCATTGATTACATTAGCGATACCACGTAGATTAAAACGCTGGATGCCCGCCCATCTATCCAGATCCATCCCCGCTACTTTAGTGATATCCTCATCTATCACAGCCTTGATGCCCGCAACTATCTTCCCCGGTCTTACAAAGCGTGTGACCCTGAACGCATCTGTCGGGAGGTTGATATCTCCTAATCCAGGGAGTTCTTTGGGTAGCCACTCCCAGAACCTTTCGATAGCACCAGCACGTTCTAGGTCAGTCACACCCGAGAAAGCAAAGGCTGGTTCGTCCCGTAAGATGCGGTTGGAGGGTATAAAGGCACGGTGAGGACCTTCAGCATATAGTCCAGGGCCAAAGACTGAAGGTTCCTTGGGCGGGCCTAGTTTGGCGGAAGCCTCTAATACCTCGGCCCTACTGGCATTGCCAGGCAGTATCTGGAACTCATCTCCCTGTTTGGCTAGTGCCTCGGCAACAACGTCTATACCCGGATCAGCAGCTTCCCAGGCCATCCTTGGCCCAGTAGGAGCGGCGCCAGATGGGCCAACGGTGATTCGACGACCTTCAGGGATGTCTCGGCTGACGATGATTATCTGCCGCTCCCCTTCTTGTAGTGCTTCGTCTATGAATCTGTAATATACCGACTGGGGGTCGATGGTTTTGTTGATATCATCAGCGTTCTTAACCAGGCCAACCGCTACCTTGCCACTTAGTTTCAGTCCACGGTATAACTTACTGATCACACCGCCCACAGGTATAACGATATCAGGGGATGTAAACCCCATGAATATCTGTTCTCTTAGAGGGCGGGCTTGGTGGGTTTCTATGACCCTGCGATAGACATCGCCCAGTGACTGCATAGCGTCGGGGTCAGCAGGATCTTGTTTTAAGAGGTCCTCTATGACGGTATTGGTAAATCCCATCTTAGGGTCGGTCTTTGCGAACAACTTGGCTGTCATAGGGAAACCGTGAGTTTCCATCCACTCCTGGGTCCCTTCTTCTCCGAGGACACCGAGGGTATACCACTTGCTGTAGAAATCCTCGCCTTCCTGCCCTGCGATAGCACCAGCAGCCTCTCGTAATCCGCCCATGACAGTGGCAGGCATCTCAGCAGTAAATTCAAAGGCATCAATCGCCTTATCTCGGACCGTTGCTGCCGCCGGGCTTATGTAAGGGACATGGGGTAGATCTGCATACCAGGGGGCTTCTTCTTCCGGGGGTTCCATAGAGAACGGGGTGAATAGATCGGGTGCTTGCGGCTCTATAGGGAATGGGTGCAAGAACTGGTCTTGCTGTTGTGGCGTTAGCGCCTGCTGGAAAGATTCAAAAGGCACACGGTAACCACCGCCCTCTTGCAGGATGGTCCCGGCGCTCTCACCAGGCATGATATAGCCCGCAGTACCGACACCTACTGGGCCTTCCTGAAACTCCATCTGTATCAAGTCTTCAGGGTCTAGTGTGGTATCGCCAGGCTGTGGCTTCGGCTCCATGCTTTTCCGAAAGTCCTCAGCACGCTGCTCGGCCGGCGTCTTTATTATCCGGTTATACGGATTGGCCATGTGCTATCTCTACAAAGTATGCGCCGCGTTCTTTACTATAGAAATATACGTGGCTCAACTTACACCGTTTACAGTCCTTTCGCCCCCATTCCTTGGGGTTATCGTTCCATGCGTGCCCGAACCATCTGCACAACGCCTTACCTATTCCCATACCGCGTCCTCCCTGTCCCCCTAGGCGTGAATCGTGCCTGTCGTGTGCCGCCCTGGCCCATCGGGACCATCGAACGGAACTCACGTTCAAACGCTTTCTCTGGGATGCCAGCCATCCGACCCATCTCCCGGTAGACCTCGATCTCCTCGGGGAGTAGGTTGGATATGGTCTGTGCGGATGGCGCTCTCATGCCAGCCTGCCGCATCAGTGAGCGTGGTTGCCTGGTGGGCCGTCCGGTCATCATCTCTGAGACACCCGCAGGCATGACCTGTGCGCTTGCTGGTAAGTCCGTGACC